TCGCCTATTTGGGATTCTGGGGAATTTCTCTGCACTAAATCTTAAAGCAGTATGAGCAGTATTTGGGTAAGCGTTTTGCTTCATTATTATATTTGTCGCAGAATTGAATCTGAAAGCATTTACAGTATTTGCATCTGTGCTATCCGCTGTGACTCTTTCAACTCTTATCTGTACTGGAAATGATGTACCACTAGCAAGGTTTATTAAATAGTCTCTAAAATACGCATTTGTTGATCTACCTTTTACAGTGTCATCAACCGCTGTAGTTGTTGTTCCATCATTTTCAATAACTTTTATTCTTAGTTGAACCTCCACTCCATCAATGCCACCTTCATCATTAAAAAATTGCATAGAGGGAAACTGCAAGGTAACTCTCACCGCATTTATTGTTGATTGACTTACAGTGTGTGTAACTGGATTTGAAGTTGTAACTTCTGTACCAATACCGACTTCTGTTTCTATATTTTTAATTCCAGAAATAAATGTTTGATTTGCAGTTCCATCTCTAAAATCCAAGCCAACATCTTGAAAGTTAAAATCACTATCTTGAGGTGCTGTAACACTTGCAGCCGCTTGTAATATTGGTGTTTTATTTAAAAAAATATCTTTTTTAAAACTATTTATATATGCAGTAGATGTTTTATCAGTGATTCCGTTTTTTGATGCTGTTGCACTTCCCTCTATCTCTCCTTCAGAAAGAAGCTCCACAATGGTATTAAATTGTTTTGAACTTAAAGCTCCACTTGGTAAATCTGGATTTGAGAAGGTTGTACTTTGGTCAAATTCTTTTATACTCATTAGTTTGTACCCTCTACTTGAACTGTATCTATTCCATTTGAAACCACAATAGAACCGACCAATATTTCGCCATATGCCAAATTAACGGGAATACCTGCTTGAGAAATATTTGTCAGCCCTGTAAATGAATAGTTACTTGCAAGTGCAGATGGGTCTAGTGGGTCTTGTCCTGAGTCTCTATTTCTTGTATCTTCTTGAGGCGAAATTAAATTATTTATTCCTTTTTGAATCATATTTAAAGCAACGTAAGTCAAAACATACTTAACAATTACGTTTTTTACATATTCTTTTGCTACATAATTAAGAACTAAACCAAAAACTAAAGTAAAAAAATTTCCATGAACAAGAGGTATTATTTTTATTTCCTGCTCTGTTCTTATATTTAAAAAATCTTCTGTAATTGGTTTGTCGCCTACTTTTACACAAAAAAGTTGTTTAGTCATTTTTTCTTCAAGACCCTTGAAATTACAAAATAAAAAACTAAATGCTTCATATGGAGAATTAACATCAGCCATAAATTCACTTTGACCTGTATATTTTCTTAAAAACCCGTAAACTTTTATTTTTTTAAGCATCTTTTTCAGGTTCAATTACAATCATTTTATCTAAATCTGGGCAAACAAGATAAAAAGGTATTTGTATTGAATTACAACTTGCAATATCTTCTGGCGAAAATTCTAATACGTTTTGTGGATGTGAATGAAGAACACCAACAACTTCTCCTTTGTCTTCTCCATCTGCAAAATCAAAAGGGTCAATTACAAAAGAATTAACTTCAAATTCATAAGCAACATTTTTACATCTAAAATATTCAAAGCCTTTTTCAGTACCAACACCTTCAAAATCTTTTCTTGTTACTTGCCTTGCGGGTACTCTTTTGTTTTCCATATCAAGTCTATTAACTAATTCAAATGAAACAATGTCTCTACTTTCTTGAATTTTTCTATCAATAAAATAAATTTCTTGTGGTAATTCGTTTGAACTTGGTGTTCCGAAAGGATTTGTATTGCCCGCAAAATTACTTGCATCCAAGGCATCGGCTGTAAGGGTTCTTTTTGTTACTTTTGCATCAAGCAAATCATTATGAGGTGTCACTAAATTTACTGTGATTAATAAATCTGTAACCCTGATAACTGAACCCCCTCTTGTAATACCGCCCAAATTACTCATAACTAAAGTAGGTCTTGGAATTTTACCCTCTCCTGAATATTCATAACCTTTTGCTTCTATTGGAAATCTTTCATAAGTATTTGTTTGCCAAACAATGTTTGCGTAAGTACTTATATTACCGCCTGCATGAAAACGGTAGATTGTGGGAACATTTGTTGGATTTCCTGTCGCATAATGTAAACCTTCAACAAGTTCTAATTCAAACAATTCAATTATTGAATTTGGATTAATTTTTTGTAATTCAGAATGTGGTATCGCCATTATGCTTCAAAAACTTCTTCAAATGTCAGATTCATCGTGACTCTTTCGTTATAAGGTATAGATGCACTTCTTCTAGTGCATTTAAAATTTCTTGCTGAAGATTCTCCGCCTATCGTGTACTGAAAAGCATCTTGGTCATCGAAACGTGCATTTAGAAAAGTGTTTATAGTATTTGCGTCAGTTTGTGTGATATTAAAAACTAAATTTACAATGTGATAGCGTTTATTTGCTGCCAAACCTCTGACCAATCTTTGTTCATATCCATCGCCAAGTTTTACAACAATATTGTCTTGCTCTATTGTTTGTGTTTCTCCGTAGGCGGGTGTAATGCTTGGAAAAGTTGCCATTATGCTAATAAACCTCCATTTCTTTTTTCTCTTACAATAGTTTCTTGTACAACTAAAGCAATCGTCTGTCCTAATTGTTGCGACTTAGCACCATCCCCTTCAACTGAACTGCCAGAAGCATCTACCGATACATTCACTATATTTGTAATATTATCCCCAGACGGAACAGAAGGTAAAATTGTTCCCGACCTGTTAGGAACAAATAATTCTGGTTGACGTTCTCCAACTACATAAGGTTGACCTGCTTTAACCGACCCACCATTTGCTCTGAAAAGACCTCCAACTAACCCACCTAAGAAACCACCAAGACCACCTTTTTCGTTTTTATTACCAGAAAAACCATCTTGGAAACCATCAAACATTTTATCAAGCGCCAAATCAATTAGTTTTGATTTTATTCTATTAAGTACATTATTCATTGCATCCCCGAAAGATTGCGCCCCAATAATTGCTTCCCTTAAATTATCTTTTATATCCGATTCTATAGAAGCACCAATCGCATCAAATGTTTCTTGCAACTTATCAGCTTCAGTTTTTTGTGCCTTAAGTGCATTTGTTCCTTCAATATATGCTGTAATAATATCTCTCATTCCTTCGCCATGAATTGCAACAAGAGCGTTTATTTCTTGTTGTGTTTGCACTTGTTCTAAATTGCCGTCAAGCGCGGCTTGTGCCAAAGCTCTTTGATCGCTTAATTTGTCTATTAATTTTCCTTTTGCATCTACAGCATCCATTTCTGCTTGCTCATAAGCAATATTTTTTGCCAAATTATCTTTTATTAATTTATTTATTTCCTCTTGTATTTCTTTATTTTCTTTCGTTATTTCATTTTTTCTTTCTTCTAAAGCATTTTCTTTTATTACTTCATTAATTCTATTTCTTATAGGCGTAAATTGCGCTCTCAATAAAGCAAGCCTTCTTTCTGCCGCTGCGATTGACCTCTTATCATTTGAAGAATTAATTATGGCAAATTCTTTTGCCATTTTTGCGCTAAGATCAGATTCTATCGCTCTTAATTGCGCTAATTCTCCTCGCTTAATTGCATCAGTAAGTTTATCCTGTTCTTCTTTTTGTTTTATTAGTTGTGTAATTATAGCTCCAATACCTGTTGCTATAGCAACAAAAGGTAAAGCATTTAATGCGACAGTTGCAAGACCGCCGGCGGCAGCCAAAGCAATTAATCCTGAAGTTACAATAGGAATAATTAATGCAACACCTTTTGCCGCAAGTGCAATTGCTGTAAATATTGCAGCAGTTTTTCCTATTGGAGAATTAACAAAATCAGTAGCAGCCGCAGTTAAGTTTGTTAATGCTTTAATAACTGGTAAAACAGCAGGGGAAAGAAGGTCTCCAAATGCTCTTGAAAGGTTTTCAGCTTCATTTCCTAAATTTTTAAATACTTGTGTCGGGTCATTTTCTAACAATGCTTTGAGTGCAGGGGCGCCCTCTAGCTCTATTTTTTTTAAAGCTCTAATAACAACATCACTTTTTAATTTACCCTCAGAAGCGAATTTTTTTAATGCGCCAATTGTTGTATCTAATTCCTCTGCTATTGGTGCAAGTATTGTTGGAACCTGTTCTGCAATACTTCTAAATTCATCCCCTTGCAAACGTCCAGAACCTAAAGCCTGCGCCAATTGCCTGAAAGCGTTTGAACTCTCCATCGCTGACGCTCCGGCCAGTTTCGCCGCTGTATTAAATCCAATAAATGTTGTTCTAATATCTTCAACACCAACGCCCAAAGGTTGCAAACGTGCAGTAATATTTGTTATTCCTTCAAGCGCTTCTGTTGCACTCAATCCAAATAATTTTTGCGCTTCTGCGGCGACCTCCTGTGACCTTGCAAAAGTTCCTGATGCTTTAGTTAATAATCCAAGTCTGACGTTTAGTTTCTCAAAATTAGCCGATGTTAATATTGCCTGTCTTGCTAGAACTGTTATTCCAATCCCCGCAACCGCTGTTTTTAATGCTCCAAAGGCGCCTTGTAATTTTGTAGTTTTTGTTTGAACACTTTGTAACGCTCTTGTAGCTTGCGAAGCATCAACAGTAAGTTTTACATTAGCCTGTGCCACAAATTAAAAACTCTTTTATTATATATTACCTTTTATTTGCTCTTTGGCGATTTAATTCTCTTTTTTCTCTTTCATTCTTAACTTCATAATATGCAGCCCAATATATCAGTTCTTCCTCTGTAATCAAAGAACGTAATTCCTGTAAAGTTTTTCCTAGTTCTGTTGCGAGAAAAAATTCAAAATTTATCCAATTATCTCGCGATATTATTTTTTTGCTGTATCAACATTCAATTGAATATCAAACATAAATAATTCAATTTCATTCAATACACTTTCTGGAAGTTCTCTTTGAAGGTTTGGCGCATCTGCGGGTGCAAACGCCTTTGACCCATCTTCTAATTCTGCATTTTTACAAAGAAGATAAGTTGATATTGTCAAAGCATCATCTGTATTTGCCGCACCTTGAGCGCGAACACGATCATCCCTTGTTAAAGGCTTAAAGTACAAATCAACAATTTTTTCGCCGTTTTTATTTTTAAATTCATATTTTCTTCTGGCTGTCATCTGATCTTTATAAGAATCAGTTAACAGGTCAATAGTTCTTTTTTGCATTGGTTGATTAGTTGACTAATAAACTCAATGTATCAGATAGCGCTCGTAATGGTACCGCTTGTTATAAAACTGATATTTATTACTTGAACTTCGCCAAGTGTTGCGCCATATTCTGCGTTTGTGATAATCCCCGCAAAACTAATTTTCTTTGCTGAAGTTGCAGAATCAGGAAACAGTTCAAATAATGCGTCAGCGTTGTCGCCTGTAGTTAAAACATCATCAATAAATGTTGTGTAACCTGCGCCTGTTTCTGATGGATTGTAAAGAAGTTCCGCTGAACCTTCGCCCGCGATCAAACCGCCGATATTTGTTTTAAATGTATCGCCTTGTTTTGTTGTTTCCATCGTGTCCTTTGTTATAGACAAAGACCATGATCTTGTTTGTCCAACGTCAGCTTCGGTGCCGCCCGCATTTTCAAACATAATTTTCCCAACATCGCCTTTGATAGCCATAACAAAAAAAAGAATCTATTTATAAATATATTAACTCTTAATTGTTTTTTTTACATCTTTTTTTAATTTTTCTTGCTTTTCCATATATCGTTTGCAACGTCCATCCCAATAAGCAGGGTCACGGCGACCCTTTACAGCTTCGATTGCGTCAAGCATTTGTTCTGTAATTTCCATTAAAGTTCCTCGAAAATTTCAAAGGTCATTCGCAATTGCGTTTGAAATTGACCTTCTGGATTTGGATTGTCTACAACCTCCGGCCCAATTGGGGCATCGAAGATCACATTAGAAACTGTAATTCGATTGTACAAATCACGCAACCTTTTGCCGATTGTATAGTTATCGCCTGAACCTATTCCCTGTGGCGTGAAGATATTAAAAACAACAATTCCATTTACGCGGTTCAATCCGTCTGCATTTCCTTGCGTCAAATAATTACTTTCGCCGAACGTTGTAAGACATTGAACAAAAGTTGTTACGGCGCTACTATCAAACGACATATTATGAAAAACAACAGATATTGCGGGGCTACTGGCAAGCTCTGTCGCAACTCTAGCTTCAATTGTTGCTCTAACTGTGTTTAAATCAATAGCGGCCATTATTTACCCCTTATTTGTTTGTAAAGGTCTTGAATTTCGTTTGCAAGTTCTTTTGCCAACAGATCAAGGTGTTTTGCTTTTAAACCCTGTTTGCTCCTGTATGTTCCACCCCAAGACGGCGGTAAACTTGTTCCAAACATAACAGGCTCAGCGTATGGAACATTATTATGTAAATTATATTTTTTTCTAAAATTTTCTTTTCCTAGTTGATAATTTAAAGCCTTCGGCGGTCTTATAACAGTTCCTTTACCTGATGAACCATATTTGCCTTCTGGGGCGGGTGCGCCGCTTTCTGCGTTTTCTCCTATCTGCCAAGAAACAGCAAGCCTTCCAGAATCTACGGGCGAGCCTTCTTTGACAATACGATCTCCCGTCAAAACAGTTACCGATAACAAAGTATTGATTTGTTCTTCTGAATATTCCCCAATTTGGTCAAGTCGTATTTTTCTCATGTTCTTAAATAAAGGGTATAAGAAATCTCGGTTCCGCCTGATGTTTTAGTAAGGACGCGAATAATATTATGTACAATACTTGAAATAACAACCTTATCTTTTGTAGTAGGTTTTGTCGTGACATCCCCCGCAGATATTGTAATTTTTTTATCTTCTGCCTGAATAAGTTCATTTACTTCGCGCATATTTACATCTTC